CTCGATTCTCTGTTTCTCTGCCTCTGCTGCTGCATTGTTCCTGTTCTCCAGTTCCGCAAGCACCGCATCGACAATGTCCTTTGTGGCTGTTCCTTTGATGCTCTCCGGAACATGGTTGTATTTTTCAAAATAATCTGATGCACACGCTGCGACTGCTGCCTTTTCATCAATCAAAACGTCGAAATACTCTGCCAGTTCTGCACCGCTGAACCACTTTTCTTTCGCCATGAAAGACTTGATTTTGTCTCTCGTCACACCCTCTTTCAAGTGTTCCTCGTAAACGTCGAGAATTGAATCCTCGCATAAATCAAGTTGTTTGATGACCTCTTTGAAATCGTCTGCGTTGCCCCATGCCATACATAAAGGCTTGTGAATCATCGCCTGTGCTCCTGTCGCAAAATGCAGTTCATCACATGCGAACATGATGACAGATGCGATTGACGCAGCCATTCCATCAACATATCCGACTTTGTGTCCGGAGTATCGTTTCAACTGGTTATAGATTGCCAGTCCTGCGAATACATCACCGCCACCGGAATTGAAATAGATGTCGATGTCCTCATATCCATCTAACTGGTTGAGGAAATCTGCGATGTCCTGCGGGCATCTGTCCTCCTCGAACCACATGGATTCCCATGTTGCTGATACAATGTCACCGTAGAAATACAAGGAACATCTGCTCTGTTCCTCGTCCTGTTCCAAATCCAAATAGCCGACATTTTCAACTTTTCCGCTGCGTTTATTCTTTTTTGTGAAATCAAAACGTCTTTTCTTTGCCATGATTATTCACCTCCCTCCTGTTCTTCCTCGTCCTCTGCCTCGTCGGTTTCGTCCGGTTGTCCTGTTGTGTCCGGCTGCTCTGTGTCCGGCTCTGTTTCTTCCTCCGGTTGCTCCGGTTTTTCGGTCTCCTCTTGCTCGATTTGACCTTTCTGATATGCTGCTCCTGCCATTGTCAGCGGAACGATGCTGCCATTTGCAAGTAAAGTGTCGCCACCCTCTCCATCGGGGAGGTCAAGTTTGCGTCGTGCCTCATTCGGTTTCATGATTGAGCCACTGACACCGTTTTTCAGGTATTCCATTTGTGTCTTTGAATCTGTCCGGAAAAGAACTTTTTCATTGTATTTGTAATAAAAACCGTCATCCTGTTCCTCGTCCGTCAGCATTTTATAGTTGATTTCTTCCTCATACTGCTTGATGACGAACAGTTCTGTATCAACGTAAAAAGACAACTGCTGCAACTCACTGTTCGCATAGGACGACTTTGAATAGTCGTTGATTTGATTCGGTTTCACACCGAACGCTGCTGCGATCTGCAATGCAGTGTATTTTTTCAATTCAAAGAACTGTGAATCTGACAATTTGATGTCGAGTGGTGTCAGTTTCATCCCTAACGGTACGGGAATGATTTTCCCTGTGTTCCTCGCTCCGCTGCCAAAATCCTCGAACGACTTCACAAGTGCCTCTTTCGCTTTATCATTCAACTCTCCCGTATATTCAAGCGTCGCTTTTGCTGTCAATCCGCTTTCATACAAGCTGTTCATGTATCTCTGTGATGCCGATGCTCCGGAGATTGTGTCACGGAGAATCTGCTGCACTGGTAAACCTGTCACACCGTCAAAACTGAATGATGTTTTGAAGTGCATGACCTCACTCGTGTCAAATACATACTGACTTCCGGATGTCGGGTCTGTGTAGATATACCACAAGCGTCCTTTTCCTGCGAATATGCCTGCATCATCCACAACAATCTGAACACAATTCGACTGCATCACCCACAGGTCAAGAATTTTGACCTCTCCTCCGTATTTCTTCCGGATGAATTTCTTTCTCATGTACACATAAGCGTTCCCGTAGTGATTGCGGTTGATTTCCACTGTGTTCCAAAATACCGTCGGTGTCATGAACGGGTTCGGTCTCTTGGTCAGCAGTCTCGACGTGTCCGTCTGTTCTGCCTCAATGATTCCTTTGTCCGTTCTCTGATAATATTTGATAGGCATTTTCGCAAGAGTTTCCGACAGCATCTTGAGACATGTGAAATATGTCACCTCTGATGTTGTCTTTCTCCTCCTGCTCAAACCCATACTCTCAAGGAATGACGGTGAGTTGAGCGTCATCACCCCGCCTGTCAGTTCCGTTGAATCACTGACCTCCGGTGCAGTTTCACCTTTCCACCAGTTCATCAAACTGTTTGCTATTTTTCTAAATGGGTTCATTCTTTCTCACCGCCTTTCCCCATGTATTTCTCATACATTTCAAGCCATTCATTCACAACCTCATTTGTGTCCGGCTTATACTCCTCTTTCATTGCTGCTTTCCATGCGTCAATGATTGCGTCAATCGGGTCGATTCTGTCCTCGTCGAGTGCCTTGTCGATTTTGATTTCACCGTAACTGTTCGAGATAGTCTTTGCGTTTGCAATCGACCACGTCAGCAGTTCATCGAACGGAACAACCTTTCCTTTTCCGACTTCTGTTCCCTCAATCACGACGTTTCCTGCTTTTATCTCCAGTCTGAAATCAACTGTTGCGTCATTGAGTTCCTTTGCTGTCTGTGTAATTGCCACAGAATCGAATCCCAGTGCCTCAAGGTCTGACAGGAACGCAGATGCGTTGTGTGGGTCATAACACACAAGTTGAGGTTTCAAATCATTCTGTTTGATTAAATCCTCAAGGTACTTGATGATGTACTTGTAATCTGTCTTTATTCCTCCCAGTGTCTCCGTGACTGTCACGAGACCTTTTGAAATCCATACATCATACGGAACTTTGTCCGTCTTGATATGCTCGTCCACTCTGCTCGCAGGTATGAATGAGTGAGTATGCACAAAATACTTTTTCACACCGTCAACCATGTACGGGATGACGATTGCGATGGATGTCAAGTCGCCTCCGGACGACAGGTCAACTCCGACATAGCATTTTGAGCCTCTGAAATCCTTGAGCGTTCGCAATGCTGCACATCGTTTCCAGTCTTTAATGTCCTTGATGTACAGTGCGTTTGACCACTGCATCCACATGTTTAACTGCTTAACGAGGAAATCTCGCAAATCCTCCCCGCCCATATCACGGGCAGTATTCGCAACCGGAACGAGATTCTCCAGTGCATCCTCGTCATATTCGAGAATCGGGTTTGCTTTTATCCAGTTCTCCTTTTTGTATAGGTCATCCGCTGTGTCCAACTGTGCTATATACACGAACTGACTGTCGTTCTCAAACACACCTTTCAGCAGATTGCAGCAATACTCATATAACTTGTAGCAAGGCGATTTCAAATCGAACCCCGCTGTCGTTATGACGGAGATCAGTGCGGATTTTAATTTCTTGATACCTCCCTCAAGCAGTTTGTACATCTGATTTGTCTTGTGAGCGTGGTATTCGTCAACGATTCCCAAATATGCACGGTGTCCGTCCAGTGACTTGGTATCTCCGGATAATGCCTTGATTTCCGAATGGGTACAGAGACAATCTATCGTGTGATTATGCTCATGCACCTTGAACCACTCCGACAAATCCTCGTCGGAATTGATGAATTTTACAATTTCATCAAAAACAATGTTCGCTTGGTCTTGTTTTGTCGCAGTACAAAAGATTTTTCCGTATTTGTATCCGTCAAAATTGCCATAGTAACACGCTAAAATACCATTGATGAACGACTTTCCGTTCTGTCTGCCTAACTGTACATAGGACGTTCTGAACCGTCTGTGACCCTTTTCTTTTGTCCTCCACCCATTCAGAGACCCTAAAATGAAACACTGGAACGGGTACGCTGTCACATTTTCCTGTTCGTCACCCTCTGCGATTGTCAATTCTTCCGCAAAATTGATGATTTCCTCGGACTTTTCAATGTCGAAATAATATTTGTATGGTGCTGCTTTCGCTTTTTCGAGGTCGTCAAGATGCCTTTGACATGCCAGTCTGACATATTCACCTGCAATGATGACACCTGCAACGACATCAAGAGCGTATTGTGTGCAACGGTCGGTCACTGTTGCCCCTGCTGCCATTTATGAACTCGCATACTTGGCGAATTTGTTCTCCGGTTTTGTTTCCTTTGCTTTCGGAACTACCAACCGACACCGACTGCTGACCGTCATTCCGAAATCCGATGCCCCCTGCCGACATTGTTTCATGCAGCGGTCTTGTATAATCATGAGACGCTCCCTCTCACCGTTCACAACCTCCCGTGTTCCGACCTGTACACGTTCCTGTTCTCCTGTGTCCGGATTCTCTCGCATCTCATAGACCGGAACATCGACCATCAACGGAGTTTCTCTGATTTTGTCCGTTATCTCGATGTATTGGTCTTGTGCAATCAGTAATCTCGCCAGTGCATCACAATCCACGTTCGCAATGAGTTTGATTGCAAGCAGTTCTTTTGACAATTTCCGGAATTTCTTCTTTTGTTCCGGTGTCAAATATGCCGGAGGCTTGACTTTGTCGTTTGGGGCGACCACCTCCGCATTTTTTCTCGCCTCAATCTCTGCTTTTGTGAGGTGTTTTTTTCCTTTCATGACCACCAAATCGGTCGGTTGTCTCTGTCCTGCCATGCAGCATCAACCCCCTTTCCGTCCAGTGTTCACGAGTTTCGTGTCACATTCTGACACCTTTTCGTCACTCCCCTGTGTCTTGATTTTCTCGTGGGGAGTTTTCTCCAAAGAAAAGAGGGGGTGCGACTAAGAAACGGTCACATAAAACTTTTTCATATCCCCCTGCCTCTTTGAAATGGTAATCAATCAGCGATCTCAACTGTGTCTGTGTTGCTTTCATGCTTGCATTGCTCTGTTTGTATAGTGCTGTGATTGTGTTGTGTGTCCGATGGCTCAAGGGTATCAAGTTCAATGGGTTCAACCTCTGCTCCCAGTCCTCCTCAAGTTCAATGATGTGGTGGATTGGGTCTGAATCTTTCAGTGTTATCAACTGGTGTTCGACATACAGAGCATATATATCCACATACTCATACACGCTCATGATGACAGGTCTCAACTCCCGCCATTCCTTTGACAGATAGAACTCTGCTGCTCGTGGGTCTCTGCGTGTATTGTTATATGTCACATGTCTTGACTGCTGCCTTGCCTCGCACTGCTCACACATTGTCAATGCTTGTGGGATAAGGCGACCGCATCCCTTACATGCTTTCAATAACACACCGCTCACTCCTCTCTGTCCATCGGTCTCCTGCTGCCTCTCATGTCTTTCAAGAGGCGGGCATACATCGCACATGATAGTGTCCTGCTGCCCGCATATAACAGGAGGGCAAACAGACAAGAAAAAAGCGACTGCATCTCTGCAATCGCTCACTCAACTGTTCACGCTATCATATTAGCACGTTTATATTTACTTTTGTTCACCCACTTTTTACCCCCGAAATCACCCTCATTTCACCCTGTTTTCACCCTCATTTCACTCCGATTCTGTCATTTTCGATTGCTTTTGCCCCGAATAATTTAATCGCAAGACGCTCTGTCATTGACCTGCACCACTTTTTCGGTGAGTTCTTTCCGCATCCTGTCTCCCTTACAATATCCTCGTATGACTTGCCCTTGATATATACTGCCTCAAGTGCGTCGTACTTGTACCCCTCACCTGCTGCCTCTGCATCCTCTTTCAGCGATGCAAGAGCCTTTTTCATGTGCTCGAACAGAATGACCGTCTCTGCCTTGCACTCTCTGATAGACTGGAGGAACGCTTTCTCTGCTGAAATGTTGTATCTTGATATATCATCAATCTCGGACACCTCCGAAATGGCATCCTTTATATATCGTTCTATCTCACGATAGTTTTCAAGATACACCTGTGTTTTCTGAATTGCTGTCATTTCTTTTTCTGTCTCCACGTCGTTTTCCTCCTTTTGACCTTTTCAGAGGCAATCCATGATATTTTCTCCAATTATTCGACTTTTTCTGTCTCCTCGGTCTGTATATGCTCTCAAATGCGGTCAATGCCTCTTTTGCACTGATTCCCACTTTCAAAAGAGCATCTTGCAGGTTTTCTCCCATTGCTACCTTGATTTTCTCCGGATGCTCCGGAGATTCCGTCTTTTGTAAGACTGTTGCTGCCTCTGCTGCCTGTTCAATGATTTCAGACACCTCTTTCTCTGTCTTTCCCGCTGCCCGCAGTCTTGAAATGACGTTTTTCACCTTTTCCATGAATCCCATGTTGCCAACCTCCTCCGCACCTAATTGAAAGGGAGTTCCTCGTCTATCCCGTCCGGAATATTCATAAAACCGTCACCTGCATCCGAATACCCTCCGTTGTTCCCGTCCTGCTGCCCTGCTGCTTTCTTACTCTCTGCAAATTCCTGTTCCTCGACAATCACGTCCGTGGTATAGACCTTTTGACCGTCTCTGTTCGTATATGACCCCGTCTGAATCCGTCCAGTGACAACCACTTTCGTTCCCTGCTTGAGATATTTTTCTGCGAACTCTCCATCTCGTCCAAACGCAACGCAGGAAATGAAATCCGCTGACTGTTGCCCGTCTTTTGCTCCTCTGCGGTCAACCGCAAGTGTGTATCGTGCGATCGCCATTTCCTCCTGTGAATTATTCCTCGGTGAATATCTGACATTCGGGTCTCTCGTGAGACGACCCATCAAAATGACCTTGTTCATCCGTTTTCCCTCTCTTTCTGCAAAATATACTCATTCTGTGCTTTCTGCAATTCCGTGATTCCATTTTTGAACTGCATATCATCTCCATTCATGCAGATTTCAAATAATTCCTCGTATCTGTCAATATTCTCGGTGATGAACGCTGCCTCTGTCTTTGAGCGTCTCTGCGTGAGGAACATTCCTTTGATTGTCTCTCTCATGGTCTCGCAGTTCTGTCTCTCCTCCTCCGTTTCCGGAGGAGTTTCTTTCAGCATCTTATCGACAACCCTGTCCACCGCATCCGCAATCTGTTCTTTCCATCCGGATGACGCTTTTTCATCAATGAGTTGTGACTGGATGTCCTCGAATGACATTCCGGATGCTGCTCCCGTGATTCTGATGTCCTTTTTCCCTTTTGCAGAAATCAGAATCAAATCATCGTCATACGCTGCCATGTAGTAGTCAAATTTTGCATTGAAATTCTCTTTCGGATTGATGATGACCTCCGGTTCACTGCTGCCCTCTGTCTGAATCATTACACCGATATATTTCTGACCTGTTCCCTTTGCCTCGATAAATAATGCTTTTAATTGTCCTTTTTTCAATTTCCTGTTCCTCCCATAGTCAGCAGCCTCTCAAATAACTGCTCATATAGTGCCTTGAATGTGTCACGCTCGGTCTGAACCTTGATGATGTCCTCTGATTGTCTGCTTGCATCAACTTTCCTGTTCTCCTCGACATACACTGCTGCATCCTGTTCAATTTCTGCGATTCTGTCATCACATTCCTGCTGCAACGTCTCAATTTCCCTTTTTAGGCTGTCGATTTCCTCCTGCTGCCTCTGTATCGTCTCATTGTACTGCTTTGATGATTTCCCGCCATTGTCCAACTGCAAGGAAATCATGAGAGCGATGTCAATGTTTTTCATTTCCTGCTCTGATACCTGCCCGATATAGTTATTCACACGCTCGGTCGATACCGACGACACCTGTTCGCACAAAACTGTGGATATTCTTCCGGTGCTGCGGATAGTCACATGTGTCGGGAGGTCTGTTTTTGGCTGTGTCGTCATGTACACAACCTCAATCACTCCGGAGTGTTTGTTGTTCTCATCATTACTGACCACGACTGCGGGTCTGTCTGCGAACTGCTCACTCCCGTTCGTCGCCCCCCCTCGTGCGATATAGAATATCTCTCCTCGTCTGATGTCATCCATGATTATCCCTCCTTTGCCACTGCAAGACCAATGACACACCATCCGTCTGTCAATCCGCTGCAAGTGATGTCATCGTCTTTGCATGTAATTCTCATGTCTGCTGTTTCTCCGGTTGCCTTACCTGCTGCAAATACTACCAATTTGACGACATTTCCGACCTTGAATCCGTCGTCTTTTGTTATCATATACGGTTTTCTGTATTCTCCCGTGTATTCCTCGAATTTATCCTTTGAAACTCTGATTGACTTTACCTCCTCCAGTGCTGCGGATGGGAGTTTCTGCATTTTCTCCTCCTCTGCCTGTTCACGGAGTTTCTTCTTTGTCTCACGGTCGATTTTGTCCTGCTCCTCGTTATATCTCTGCTCGTCCGTCTTGTATGCCTCTGCTCGGTTCTTGTACTGGTCGCATGATGTACATGTTCCGGTTTTAACATTGCAGGTCTCGTATTCGGTGCAGGAATAACAGATTGATGTGATTCCCTCCGGATGCGGTGTCTCATAATCATCGCCCGCTTTCTTTTCTTCCGGAGGATTCATGCCGATTCCTGTGTCCTGCTGCCCTGCTGTGTCTGAATCTGACACGTTGTCCTGCTGCCCTGCTGCATCCTGCTCCTGTTCCGGTTTCTGCGGTGATTTCATGTCCTTGATTTCCGTATAGGACAATTCTCCTTTTTCCTTGTATTTTGCAAGTGCCTCCTGCTGCATCTCCGGAGACATCCCGCTCAATTCATAGGCTGCGGAGAATGTGAGACGCTCTTTGTTGAGTTCCTCACGAAATTCCGGAATCAGATTGTTGTTGACGCTCTCGATCTGTGCAATCTTGGTCTTTGACATTTTGAGGATTGATGCAATGACATCACGGAGGCGACCGGACTGGAGGTCATATCCCTTGATTTTCTTCCCGTCCGCTTTCATACGCTCAAGACACGCTTTGAGACGTTGTTCCTCCTCGATGGTGTCCTTGAGAGACTTTGTCCGGTATGCGTTTGCGATGATGATTTCCACCTGCTCCTCGTCCTCGTCCTGCGGTGTGGTCAACTTGCAGGTCGCAATCTCAAAATCTTTATATCCCTGCTCAACAAGGTGCTTGAGTGCAAGCCACCGTCTCTCACCTGCCACGATTCTATATTCGCCCTGCTCATTCGGTTCAAATACGACCTCAAGATTCTGTTTGAGACCATACATGAGGATGTCTCCTGCAAGTTCCTCAATATCTGCCAAATCATAGAAATTGAGTTTGTTCCGGTACATCTTGAAAATTGAAATATCCTTTGTCCGGAATCTCGCTCTCGGTGATTCATCAACTCCTGCTTTGCTGTTTTTGTTCAATGCGTCCATGACGCTGAATCCTGTTGCCATGTTCTTTCCTCCTGTTTTCTCCCGTCAATGCGGTCACGATTTCTTTGTATTCCATTTCACACTCGAAAATCTGTGCGTCGAGTGCGTCCAGTCTCTTGAATAACTGGTTTTCAATGCTTTTCGGTACTTTCTCGCCATTCCGCAGCAATATACCGATAATCTGATACTTGCTTTTGCAGGTCAGTTCCGTCAAAATCTGAATCTGCTGTTTTTGATTCTCTGCTCTCCGGAATGACCCGCATATTTCTCTTTCTGTCACACGCATCTGCTCCCTTATTCCGTCAATTTCTGTTTCTTGGTCTCTGTACGCTCGACATTGATTTCACCCTTTGCATTTTGTGAAATTGATGCTTTGACCCCCCCTCGGAGGTTCAAAGTGACCTTTGCAAGTCCTCCGGTGTATATCTCCTCGACTGCTGCCTTGAGAATCTTCACGATGCCCTCACCGCATCTCTTTTCCGGTGCTGCTGCCTCTCCGAATAATGCAGCGACGTTCTGCATCGCCTTTTCTTTCCTCTGTTTCTCTTTCTGATACTCAACCGCCTGTTCGCAGGTGCAGGACATTGTCGCTTTTTCCTCTGCCTGTGGCTCTGTCAGTTTCTCCTTGCTCTCGATCTGCACCATCTGTCCGCAGAATCGACACGGTGCTGTGTTGATAATATTGCTCATTGTCCTTTTTCCTCCTCATTCTTTGCCATTTGTTTGACTGCCTCATAAAATCCTTTTGCTCCCATTGCTTGCAATGCTGCTGGTGCATTTATGAACACATTGTCTTTTCTCTGAATCCACTCCTCAAGAAAATCCGTCGTGTACACCGGATGATTGAGCCTTTCGACAATTTCTCTTTCTTTCACCGTCATTCCTGTCACCTCACCATTCTGTCGACGCTATCTCATACGGTTCTTTGATGTCCTCGTCTCCCAGTACGTCAGCGAATGTCTGCATCTTGAATATATCTCCATCATGTCTCTTTAGGTCTCCGATTCCACCTCTGCATATTTCATCCGCATCTCCCAGTGTTTCGACATCCTCCTGCGTTATGTTTTTGTTGCTCCACGTCGTTCCGTCCTCCGGTTCGATGATTTCCAACTCTGACAAGTCGTCCGGAGTTTCTATACTGTCTATGTGTTTGTTGTACCAGTTCAAAAATTCCATGAGATTGTGTGCTGCATACCATGAATAATCATCCATTTTGAAAATTTTTATATTTGCCATGTCTATCCCTCCAGTTCCTTGAGTAATTCATGAACCACATTGCGATAGTCCTGTGACACGATGCAGTTCTTTGAAAACTGCGGGAGGATTGCCATTCTCATGGATGCCTTTTCCGCTACAATCGACCGACGAATTGGAGTGACGAACATGTCAAATCCGGAACTGGTTTTCATCCACTCCTCGAAATCCAGTGATGTCTTGTTTTTCTGTCTCATGGTCACAAGACCTTTGATTCGGAGTTCCGGATTGATTTCCCGCAGGTCGTCAACCTGCTCCTGCAAATTGTGAATCGCCTCGTTTTCATATCCTCCGACCTTTACTGGTGCGATGACGAGTTCTGCTGCCAGTAGAATGTTGATGACCACCATATCAAGCAGACGACCGCAATCACAAATGCAATAGTCGTATGCCTCGGATATTTCCTCCAGTGCATCCCGCAGCCTCGTGACTTGATTTGCCTCCTGCTTGAGCAGCAGTTTCATGTCTGTCTGCATGAGATACCCGTTTGCGGGAATGATGTCGATGTGGCTATACTGTGTGGGTCTTATCAAGTCCGTTGTCCGGTATGACCCACCCACGCTCACATGACGCTCAAGCAGTTCACTCATTCCTGTTCCCTCCGGCTCATATGCCTCGAATGTTTTGGATGTATCGCCCTGCGGGTCTCCGTCGAGAATTAGAACACGTTTCTCCTGCTCCTCTCCCAACATGTAAGCGATCGCATCCGATGTCGTTGTCTTTCCGATTCCACCTTTCGGTGACATAACTGCAATAATTCTCATTTTTTCCTGTTCCTCCTGTTATCCTCTTGTTACCTGTTACATGAAACCTCTGTCGTCCGGCTGTCTCCATCCGCAGCGGTGCAGGTGCATCCCCTCGCCCACCTTGTAGAGTGTATATGTGAACCCTGCTCCCAGTGCTATGATGACGACTGCTGCCACAATGATGATTTTCCTCATGTCCTCACCTCCCTGCTATATCGTGATTGTGTGATATATGCACATCTGCAAATCTCTGAAAGAATAGTCCGGTGTTTCTTCCGGCTTTAGTGGCTGCATTAGATTCAATTCTCTCCATCTCTTGTGCCGAATTTCCGGAACTGCTCTGAACCTCTTGACCTCTGCATCTCCTATCTGTGCGACGATGTCCTTGTCAACCTCCATGTTTGCGAAATACTGGTTGTATATCTCCTCACCGTCCTTGATGACCCGAACCCTGTCCGGACTTTCAAGCAACGTCATAACATCCTTGACCGTCATCCTGCTGCACCTCCTCATTTCTTTCTCGGTTTGCTCTCTTTGATTTCCCCGTTCTTGAGGATGCTGTTGTTCGGGAATGGCATTAAATTCATTTCTATTCCCTTTCTTACATTGTCATCTGCTGTGAATCTCACTATATCTCTGTATATGCTTTCCTCTTTCTCTCCGGATGGCAATTTCAAATATTCCTCAAGGACTTTGACCGCCTCCTCTGCCGAATAGCAGGTTGAGACGAAATGTCCGGCTGCTGCCATGTCCGCAAGAAACTCTTTCTGTGTCTCCTGCTGCCTGTTATCACCGAATTTCATCTCGATATACAGTCCGCAGTACAGTCCTTTCGGGTACGGGAGGCATAAATCAGATACACCCGCCTTGACACCCATCTGTTTGAATTTGACCGCCTCCTGCTTGTTCCTGCTGCCTCCGTTCGGTACATGATGCAGCCATTTCAGTTCCGGATAGCGATTCACATTCCAGTTCGCCCATGATACGACGTTTATTTGCTCTGTGTCCTCACTTCTCATTGCATATTTCATGTTCATTCTCTTTCACCTCTTTCCTGCTCCCTGTTTCCTGCTTGCACATGTCATAATATTCGCAGAACAGACACACATGTCTGCAATCCTTGACCCTCAACATGTGCAGAATCCTCTCAATCACCTGCATCCTGCTCCAGTTCCTCCTCAATTTCTTTCATCCGGTTCATGATGGTCTGATTGTAGTCATACACATAAATTCCCTTTTTCCATAGGTGCTGTTTTGCTCCCTGCTCCCCGTAGTTGTACGCTGCAAGTGCATCTCGAATCGTTCCATACCTCTCAATCAGTTCTGACAGGTAATCAATACCGACAAGCACATTCTGATATGGATTCGTGAGGTCTGTGACGTTCAGACGTTCCATTCTGTCTCCGTGGCACTCCTCATATATCTGCATGTACCCGATTGAATGACCGTCATCCCCAACCTTGTCGAATCTATATCCGGATTCTTTCTCAATCAGAGCGATCACAAGGTCGTATCTGACCCCGTACTGTTTGCAGACGCAATATGTATATACCTGCATCTTTTCCGGAAAATAGCCACCTGTCCGGCTGTATTCCTCCGGTATCTCATAGAGCACGAATCCATCCTCCTCGCCTCCCCAGTCTGCCGACATGGTGTCAAATACTGCATACTTGTCCAGTTCTGTGTCCTGCTCCTGCTGCCATGTTCGCACCTGCTCAAGCATTGCATTTTGTCCGGATGCCTCTCTTTTCTCGTCGATTCTCTGCATCCGTGCATTGAACTCCTGCGACTGCTGCTCATACTCCTCAAATTCCTTGTCATCTCGCATGACAGAGCGTGTCAGACATACGGTCACGACGATCGCCACCAAAACAATCACCGTCATGTATGCTCGTTCCCGCCTCCTCCTGCTCATTCTTCTTTTTCTTTTCACTTTCATTGCTGCCTCCTTTTTCTCATTCTTGCCCGTATGTAGAACATGGAGTTGAAATCGTTGTAATAGATGCCCGCATCCGTGAAATCAAAATCCGGATACCATTTCAACATCTGCTCACGCACCTGCTCATGTCCTTTTTTCATGGTCTCGACGTATGTTCCGATTTTCTTATATCCTCCGGTCTTTGCTGTCGGTCTCTTGGAATGAACCACCTTAATGTCGGGGTCTCTCAATCCCTGTGAGGAGTTCCACCGTTTCTCCGATTTCACTCTGTTCTTTTCCTCAACGATGTATTTTGCCATTCCGGTCAATCCATTCTCGTCCTTTTGCAGCCTCCGAACCTCGTTCCTGCTGCTCTGATTCCAACATTTCTCAACCACATCCATGTCCATCTCGCCATCCATGACAATGTGATGATGCCACCGGATTTCCTCTGTCGGATTGTAGGCAGTCACATAGACATATCTTGCGTTCGGGAGACCTCTTTTCTTTCTCTGATAATTCACCCGACGAATGAACCTTTGCACATTCTTGATTGCTGCGTCTATGTCTCCATCCGGAGGGAGATGCTCGTCATCATAGGTCAATGTGAGCCACAGGTCTCGGTCTGTGAAATTCTCGTTGATAAGACGCTCCACATATTTCCTTGCGTTCTTATCGTTCAGATTCCTTTGAGCCTTGTCATTGTCCTTTTTGATGCTCCTACCCTCCGGAGGAACATCATTCATCTTTTTGAACTGCGGATATATCTCAATCTCGAACTGGTCTCCTGCTCGTATCTCCTTGAGAGCATATACAACCTTTTTCCCTTGCTTGAATAACTGCTCAACAAAAAACTCGTGCATGTCCTCAAGGCTCTTGTTGTATGCTGCCTCGTAGTCATACGGGATGAATGTCATCCCTCTCTTTCTCTTTGCCATTCTGACACCGTTCCTCCTGTTGCCCTTATATATACTTTTCAACGACTTGTTACTATCCATCACAAGGTCGTCAAAAGGGTCTAAAACCCTTTGAAACTGCGTGGTTTTCCCGCTTTTTCATGCTTGCAATATGGTGTCAGATTTGCTATAATATTTTTAGTGTTTTAAGCGTCTGACACAGACTGCTAAACGGGAGACCGCTGCAACGGTCTCCTTTCTTTTTGCTCTTTTTCTCATGTCCTGCATATTCATTCTTGAAAGTATTGAACTGGTACTCCGCACCTCCTCGCAAAATCAATCTCCGCTTTCATTCCTGCGGAAATCCCGTGCCTCACTCCAACCATCACTGCATCGCATCTCGGAATCAGTTCCCGCCCTGCTGCAAGACCTGTCTCACGTTCTTGCTGATCTGCCTCATTGAGACACTGTGTCATGTATAGGTGAACTGTCACAGGACTTTCGCCCCGCAACAGTGCCTCTCTCGTCAGTTCCCTCGCATATTCAATATTGCGATGCAAGGTCTCCTCGTCTTTCGCTCTATACGGTGAGCAGATATATACAACCCGCATCCGCTCGCCCTCCTCTCACATAAAATCAAATATTGTCATCTGTGCTCTTTCTGCCTCAATTCGTTCCGATGCCTTTTTGTAATAATCAGCATCAATCTCGAACCCTAAAAAATCATGTTGTGTCCTGTGTGCTGCAATCAGACAACTCCCACTCCCTGCATGTGTATCAAGAATTTTGTCTCCTGCTTTTGCATATCTTGATATAACCCACTCATATAATTTCACTGGTTTCTGCGTCGGGTGAAATGTACCATCTTTCAAGAGTTCCACCCGATTCATGACGATTATTCGTGTCGGAACATTGAAAGACGTGTATGCAAGTTCACAGTCCGACATTGTCAAGCCATGTTGCCCTTTATCCCATACAATCCACCCTTTTGTTCCTTTTTTGAGGTGCTCTACAAAGTAATTGCCCCCCCCATATCACTTGATTAACAGATACCCTCTCAAGTTCTCTGAAATACTCCTCCGGAGGAATTGCAACATCCCAGTTTTTCCGGATGTGCTCTTTGCGTGTGTGCTTTGGGTTTTTCTTGTTTATATTCAATTTCTGTCCGTCAATGCCTATCCCATACGGAGGGTCGCAAATAGCCAGTTCAAAAAACTTGTCCGGAATTTCCTGCATTGCTGCCATACAGTCCATGTTGTATAGTCGATTCAGTTCAAACATGACCTCTCCCTCACGCTGTTGCAACCGCTGCCTTTCCCTGCTGCTCCCATTTCTGACGTTCCTCCTGTTTTCCTGCCATATATCCGGCAATATAGGACTTGTCAACGTCATCCATCTGTGTGAACCGCTCTGCGATATTCTCAATCATTTCTTTTCTTTCATCCTTTGACATATATGTCACGCTCCTCTCTTTCCTCTGATTCTCTCAAGTTCTGCCTGTATGTCTTTTCCGGAATAATCTGCAAGCAGTTTCTCCGAAATGTGATAAGTCCATATTGATGACATCTGCACCGCTGTTCCGATAGGGAGTTTCCCTTGCTGCATCGCTATTCGGATGAATTGCGGTGATACATTCAATATGACTGCTGCCTCGGTTGGCAATATGCGTCCGACTTCCATCCGTCTGACCTCCTGTTCTGACCTGCCTTGTCAATGCGTGGGCGGTCATCCCACGCAGACGTGCGACTGCTGCCCGTTTCGGCTCTCAATAGTTATCCTCAATCTGTTCATCTGCCTCTGTGTAATATTCCCCGTCATATCCTTTTGACATGATTCTCTGATAACAGTCATCGCACACCAGTCTGAACGTGATTCCGTGACAGTCTTTCGTGAAATACATGTCCTCACGATCGACCTCTCTGTTACACACTGGACACGTCCGAATGTCACGCTCCTCGAATCTGCATGACAATCCGTTCAATCTTCTCCGGCAATCCTCAACCGTTCCGTCTCGTCCTGTCATGATTTTGCTTTTGCAGATGTCGCAATCATTTCCCTCGTTGAAATACTTCATTTCCTGCATCCTGTTTCCTCCTGTGGAGGCTCTCTCGGTCTGTTCATGACCTCGCCTCTGTTCCGGCTATATTTACCGTGTTGTGTCTTTTCGCCTTAAAAAGTCACCGAAAACCTGTCATCCAACTATGAACCTTTTAGCAAGTTCACCCGCTGCCATGTTTCTCACGGTATTCCGACGCTGTCTTTCGGCTTGCCATCGTCAGAGCGTCGGTCGCCATCCGGACGCTGACGGGGCGACTGCTGCCCCGTTTCGGCTTTCTCTTGTCCTGCTTTCTTTCCTGCCATATAATAAATGTGCGACCATTCCCAAATGACAGGAGGTGAAACAATATGGACGATTTGACCAAAGAACAAAAACATCTTCTTGTTTCCATGTATAAAGAAGTATTGAACCGTCAACCTGCTCTTTCGATGGAAGATGCGAATAGGTTCGACGATTCTGACCAACTCATTGAACTCTTTTCTCTCAATGCGTCATCCGATTATGCCTCTGACCTTTGTTGGAAACTGTATTCAAAAGGATATATCCAGTGTTATTCCGGAGATGACCTTGCGAATGATATTTCTCTATCTGACAAAACGATTGTCTGCATGGAGAACAGATTCAAAAACGGTCTGAAAGATGTTCTTTCTTTTCTGTCTAACTTTATTTAATCTATGGAGGATGTTTCATTTCTTGAGACATCCTCTTTTTCATAGAAACTTCCGTTTTTGTATTTCCCTCGCCTCTCGAAATTCATCGCATGGCTGATGTCGGTCGTATGTCTGCAATCTCCTCCGTTTTTATAACAGTTTCTTTTCTTGCAATTTTCTCGCTCTCCATCGCAGAGATAAAAAATTCTTTTCACTTGTTTCGTCTCCTTTTTGTTTGTTCTGTAAACATCATACTTTGTTAAATAAACTTTGTCAACACCTTTTTGTTTGTTCAATAAACTTTTTATTGATTTTCTGTTCTTCCGGTGCTATCCTTATTACACAGATACATCGGAGGGAGGTGAAACTGATGACGCAAGGTGAACGTGTCAAGGAAATTCGCAAGTCTGAAAAAGTCAATCTTACAATGGAAAAATTCGGTGAGAGAATTGGTTTGAAAAAGAGTGCTGTCAGTCTTATTGAAAGCGGAAAAAACTCTCTGACTGATGCAAATATCAAATCTATTTGTCGAGAGTTCGGTGTTGATTATATGTGGCTGACTACTGGTGAAGGAGAAATGTTCGTCGAGACCGACGATGACTTTTTTGAAAGAATCGACCGCATCATGGCGGGTGAGAATGAATCTCGCAAAAATATGATAAAAACTCTCTTGTATGCCTCGGACGCTGATATTGAGGCATTTGACAGACTTGTTGATTATTACATTTCTTTGAGAGCGGATAACAAAAAAGACTGACAGTCTTTTTCAACTGCCAGTCTCGTGGGTGTACAGATATAAAACGAATTTATATATCCTCTTGAGGACTTTTTCGCTTTGTATCTTACCGACTAACTCAATGATAGTCTCTTTGTAATGCAAGGGAACACCACCCCTTTCCGTAGTACAGAATAGCACATTTTTCCATGATTGTGGAAAAATCGGACGTCATTTCCATAATTGTGGAAATATCTCTCCGAACAGACGAACATGTGTCGCCTCGTGCTATAATAATTTTATTTGTACTCGGATTCAAACAGGTCGGTGATTTTGACATCCAGTGCAATCGCTATCGTTTCAAGTTGAAACAATGTCGGTGACACCTTACCGTTTTCGATGTTGTTGAGCGTCGATTTTCCGATTCCGGATTTCTTCGCCAACTCCATCAACGTGAACCCTTTTGAGGTTCTTGTTTCCCATAACAAAACTTTCATCCTGCTCACCTCCTTTCGCAAGGAAAAGTGTACAAGGTGATAGGTTTGTTCTAAAGAATGGAGGTGTTTTGCATGAAATACGGTGTCAGAAAACCGAATGTCAAAAAGAGCATAAAGGCAAGGACTACCGGAAAAGTAAAGAGGCAGGTCAAAAAGGCTGTGAATCCTCTTTATGGTAAAAAAGGAATGGGGATTGTGAATGACCCGAAAAAGGCTGCTTACAATGCAGTGTATAGTCGAACGACCGTCGGGGTCTCTGATGTGTTGAAAAGTACATCGTCCGGAAACGGACACGCATCCGCATCCTATGACGTACCTGCTCCAGTGAAAAAGGAATACTCCGACCGGACATATAATGTCTGTGGAATCATCCTCATGGTTCTCGCTGTTGTGTTTGTGCTTTTGGGATTGTTCCTGCTGCTTGCTGTTCCTGTTGGTGGTGTCGCTGCCATCCTGTTGGGTGTCGGCTGTTTCGCCATTGGTCGCAAGTATAGGAAAATTGTGAAAGAACGCTCTGAAAAATAGATTTACACATAAAAAGACGACCCGTGCTGCAACACGAATCGCCTTTGTGGAATCTCTTATCTCATGCCCTGCAAAAAGCATTTTGATAGATGAATCCTGCAAACACCATTCTATCATAAAACCGTGCTTTTTGCATTGGTTTTATTTTTTATACTCTTTTTTAGGATGGTGATTGAATGAAACTACCGAACGGGTTCGGGTCGGTTTATAAATTATCCGGAAACCGACGAAATCCCTATGTCGCAAAAAAGACAAAAGGGTGGGAAATTGACCCTAAAACCGGAAAATCGAAACAATTATATATAACCGTCGGATATTACCCGACACGCAAAGAGGCTCTCACCGCATTGGCAGAATATAACAAAGACCCCTTTGATTTGCACCATGCAACAATTACTTTTGAGGAGGTATATGAGAATTGGTCGGAAATCCATTTTGAAAAAATCAAGGACACCAATGGTTATAAGGCTGCATTTAATACGTCGAAAGACTTGTGGAAAATGAGATTCGTTGACATCAAACTGGATCACCTGCAAAGTGTCGTCGATAACTCCGGCAAAAATACTCCCACACTTAAAACCTTGAAAATCCTGTGGGGTCTCATGTATGACTATGCTGTCATTCACGAAATAGTGTCTCAAGATAAAAGAGACATGGTCAGATATGTCGATATAAGCAAGGCAGGAAATCCGAACGCATACAACCGGAAACCTTTTTCAAAGAAAGAGATTTCTATTCTGTGGAAATGCAAGGATTCAAACATATATGTGACCGTCATCCTTATTATGATTTATTCCGGTGTCCGTATCGGGGAACTCCTCGACCTTGAGAAAAAGGACATCCATCTTGATGAACGATGGTTCTATGTGAAAGAATCCAAAACAGAGGCAGGAATCAGAGAGGTTCCCATTGCTGAAAAGATTGTACCGTTCTTTGAATACTGGATGACCCGGAAATGTGACCATCTGATTTGTACCCCCGACGACGAACCTTTTCAGTACCGGAATTATTATGATTCTTACTGGATTCCTCTGATGCTTGAGTTCGGTTTCGGGAAATTCGTCATTGATGAAACGAAAAAAGAACCTGTCTATGACGGACACCGCCCGCATGATACAAGACACACCTGCATCTCTCTCCTCACCGAAAAGGAAGTTGACGAGAGATTCATCAAGAAAATTGTCGGGCATAAAGGACAGGGTGTGACCGAAAACGTCTACACCCACATTGAACTCCCGACCAAACTTGAGGCAATCAATTTGATTTGATGGAGGGCAATGTCATGAACAGAACAGAATACAAGAATAATTTTTATAAAGAGCATTATGAACGAATAAACCTCGCAGTTCCTAAAGGAATGAAAGATATTATCCGGACGCTCGCAGCAGACAAGGGAATGTCTATCAACGCATACATTCAAGACCTTGTCAGAAAAGACCAGTGCGGAATGTTCGACACGATGCAGGTTGCAGAAAAGAACAGGGAAATGATTTCCGGAATCACTGGAAACATGCACGACGGATATGACATCATATTCAAGGAC